AAGACTTTCCCTACCTTTGGCAAAGGATGGCTTGCAAGAGTAGATAGGGAAGAGTCTGAAGCCCTTAGTATGATTAAAAACGGCTAAACCCTACATAAGCAATACAACCTAACGCTAGTAATACCCCTAAAAGCGCCCAAAAAGGGCTGTATTCGCTTTGTAAAGGCTTCTCTATAGCGCAGGCGTAGCTAGCGTCTTTAAACGCTTCCTGACTCGTTTTGTAGGCTTTCCCCACCATTCCGAATGACCGTGTACTCATTTGTTTCCCCTTTTTCAGTTGTTACAGTTAAACTTCCGTCTTTCTCTTTAAAAATCCTACTCCATGCTTCACGATAGGCATCGGTTACAGGCTTTTGGTTTTCATTGCCCTCGCTCACACCAAATCCTCCAGCCTAATTCCTCTATCTTTTAAAGCTTTACGCATTTTTTTCATTGCCCTCATTAGTATTTCAGCTACGGCCTGATGACTAATACCCTCAATTTCAGCTATTTCTCTTAATGTTTTAGGTTCGCAGTCCATATTTTTCCTCATAAGAAAGCCAAGGTTTATCAACCAACTTATAACCAAATATGTAAAACAATGGCGTATTGGCAATCATAATAATTTTGCGTTTAGCTTTTAAAGTTGTACCTCTAATTTTTAATGTATTAGTTATATGACTACGGTTTTTAAATATTTCCCTGTTTTTCATGTTTGCCATAAGGTTGTAATGCGGCAATTCAAAATCATCACTCAAACAAGTCATTTTGGTCTTTCTTCATTTTTAACGCTTTAAGGTAGTTTTTAAGGGCTTTGTCATCCTCATTAAATATTTTATGGAATAACTGACCTGACGGCATCCTAGCGGTGTATTCGTAGAATGTGCCATGCAATACAAATGAAGAAAATGCCCTACAAGCTAACTCATATTCAGCGCATTTTGGCTGCCATTCGCAACCATCACACGGACATTTTTCTGTAAATTCCATACATCCCCTTTAAAAGTAGCAGGTCAGGTCTTTTTAGTCTTATCTGCGTATAGACATCGAGCTGAATAGTGTCAAGACCTGCTATGTAACTAATTTATTGTTATTTTGTGCTGACAAATATAGGTGTTTACCCTTAGTTTTGCATAAAAACAACAAAAAGGTGACCTACTCACTTCTTTACGCTTTCGGTCATTGTAAGGTGGGGTGGCCTCGTGTGAAGGAGCAATGGAAGGGGAAACCATATAACCACCCCGATGTTTAGTTTAACTTATTTTTAAGTTTGTATATTCTAAGAAGGCTAAGAAACATCTCATAGCCATCTCTAAGGTCTTGTTCGCTATGCTCATAAATAGCGACTTCCCCAGTTTCACCATTAATGTACACATTGGCGCATCGTGCAGAAGGGGCTAAAACCTCTCTATACGCTGCTAGCTGTAGTGTATGCTCTAGGTAGGGTGTTAATTCACCAGGGGATTTTTCCGTAGTTTTGAAGTCAATTACGACCCCTCCAAAAGAATGAGTGGGCTTGGCATATAAATCGCACTTGCCACCATAACCTTCTTGAGCATTTACTAAAGACTGCTCTGGTATCCACAATTGATGCCCAAAATGATGCGTTATGGCATCATCTACGGCTTTGACATAGCTAGGCATATCAGGCACGAATTCTTGGGCGTAGAAGCTTTCTATCCAATCGTGAATGGCAGTACCTCTATCAGCAGCTTCCCTAGATTTACGCTTAGATAACTCTAATATTCTGTAAATCCAGTCTTTTTCTTCTTCACCGTCATAGCGTGGGTATTCGACTGCTGCGTATAAGACTTGTGTTTGTTTCCAAGTGTCAAGTCCAGTTTTAGATAACTGGCTGTTAATTGTAGAAACGGAAGGTACAAGAGTTCCTGGCGCTGACTTTGCGTCACGCAATGTTGTGCTTCTCTCTTTTCCATTTTTCCCTATTGTTGTGTAGCGTGGTTCGCCTGTTTTGGCGCAATACCAATGTTCTGACATATTTTCCCCTTTGACTGCTTAATTAAGTAATTCTAATATAGTTTCTCGGTCTGTAGTTGTAGCACAACAATCCGCACAAGTTTGAATGACCTCACGAATAACAGCAGCTAAGTCATTTACCTCAAACGCTATTAACTGCCTTTCTTCATCAACCCCAAAAGGCTCTGTAGAAACAATGGCTTTATCACCAATAACATCTCGTATTTGACTTAGCATGGCTATCTCCTAGAAAGGCACATCGTCATCAATAATGCTGTTGCGTGGTAATTCATCGCTACCAGAAGCTTTAAAACCTAAAGGCATTTTTTCTTTACCGATTGAAATGCTGAAAAACTTGCCCTTTTTGCCTTCTTTAACCCAACCCGAAAGCCAATGCTCTTTACCGTTAACCATAACTGTGCCCGTATAGTCAGGGTGTGTTTCAGTCGTTTTACGGTCATTTTTGAATAGCGAGCCGCTACCCTCTTTTGGAATGTAAGCCATGTCATTTCCTTTAAATGTCAATTGATTTAACTACTGGTTTAACTGCTGTTGGTTTTTGTGGTGAAGCTGCATTGCCGTCATCGTCTGCTTGGACTACGCCAACAAATGCCGCCAAAGCGTACCTACGCATATATGTCAATGCACTGCCAGCGCCTTGTGGGTCAGCTTTTGGTACAGGTACAGACATCTCTTGCTCAATCCACTCACCGCTTGTATGGCATAACTTGGTTACCAGCCACATACGGCCTTCGAAGTAATTTCCAGGCATTTGGATAACACTAAGACCGTTTTTAGCCAACAAATCACGACAAGCATCCCAAACAGACTCCAAATCAGCATAGCGAGATTTGAAGAAAGGATTTGCTGAGTCTTTTTTAGCATAAGTGAGTTCCCCTTGAACTTTAGACAATGCGGTTGCTAATTCTTTAATAGAGTCAGATTGAGGCATGGTTGCCTCCAAACACATTACCAAAATCTTCAAATACAGACTGCAACAGGTTGTTGCGTGTATTGTTTGGTTTACCACAGGCTGCACGAATTACATCCACATCGTCTTGTGACAATTCTGTGCCGTACTCCATGTTGTTTAACGCTACTTCTAAGCGTTCTTCCATTTCTTGCATTACTTGTGCCATTTCATCCATGTTATTTCTCCCTTTGGCATATAGCAAAATTGCTATGTAAAGACTATATCACAGTATTCTCAAATGCAAACAAATAATTTAAAAATCAGACAAATAAACAACACATGAGGTAAACTTTGTAAATGGACAATAAATTAAAACTCACAGAACACGCTTTACTTCAGTTATTAGGCGGCACAGCCAAAGTTGCTAGAATGTGTAAATGCGACCCAGCAACTGTGTCTAGCTGGAAAAAAAGAGGAATTCCTAGAGAGCATTTAATGTTTCTTGCGGCAAGAATAGAGAAAGAAAGTCATGGGTTAGTAACTAGGCAAGACCTTTTTCCAAGTAATTTTTACCTAATATGGCCTGAATTGTTGCCTAAAGCCAACGCTTTTATAAATCAAAATGAAGAAGAAAATATGTAAAGATTGTATGTCCCTTTATAGAAAAACCAAGCAATGTCAACAACTTAGAAAACTTGGTATTTGGGGTAAAGGGCATTGGCCTGAAAGCGTGTATCATTCAGAACTTACAAAAAAATGCGTAAAACATCACGCACAAGCATTAGCCGATGCAGGAATTAGACGAGCTAAGTTAAAATCGTCAACTCCATCATGGGCAAACAAAAAAGCAATTAAAGAAATTTATCAAAGTTGTATAAAAGCTACAAAAGAAACAGGTATAAAACATGAGGTTGACCACATTATTCCTTTAAGAGGTGAATTTGTTAGTGGACTTCATGTAGAGTCTAATTTGCAAGTTATTAAAGCAATAGACAATAGAAAGAAAAGCAACAAGGTTTAAGTAGGCGGCTCTAACGACATCGTAGCTACTTAGATACAAGCGTTACTAGCAGGGAAAGAGGATGTAATAGCGCAAAGCAGGTGGCGAAGCCAGAGTCTGCTCCTCGAAAGTCTGGTGGGTGAGCGATTCCTTGATGGGATACTCTGAAGGCACACTTAGGTAGGCTAGGTGTGCTTAAACCTTTTGGGATGTACTTTAAAGACTTTATTAATATACTAATAATAGTATTAGTTGTATTTAAGCAACTAAGGGTTTTTAATAGTAGACATCTATTGCAAACACTAAGAAACTAGAGTCACTCAATAACGAGTAAACATTTAAGGGGAATTAAATGAAAGACTTTATCGGTAGTTGTTTATTAGGTGCTTTGTTAGGTTGTATGTTTGCATACGGTGTACCAGCAAAAGCACAAACCGTACCAATGACTGACAGTCGTGGCTACAATGTTGGCACAGTCCAAATTAACGGCAACACAGCCCAGTTTGTAAACCCAATGGGCTACACAACCAAGACCGCTACAATTTACCCTAACCAAGTTATTATACAAACACCAAATGGTGTAATAACCAATGTAATTGGTAGCACAGG